GATGAAGTCTGACAAAGCGCGATACACGGCACAACTCCAATTAGGGTAATGACTATTTACCAGCGAGAGTTCGGCGGCGAATTGGTGGTTGCGCACTCCTAACTCTGGGAACGCCAACAATGTGCGCCTTGTCAATTCTGACGGTACTGTGAACAACAACAATGCCAACAATGCCAACGGTCTCGCGCCCGATTGTGAGAAAGTCCGATTCGAGTAGGCTTCGAGCCGAAAGCAGTACACTCACACAAGGAGTGATTATCCTGTCTCTGAAAGGAGCGAAAAATGTGGGTGACGCAAGCACCTCGCGGGGTGGCCTTGCTATCGAGCACCCATGACCCCTTTATGAATGACCAATATTTTGATAAAGCCATAGAGTTCGGAAATCTGTACAAAGCCTTGAAGAAGTCCTGCCGCAACGTGCGGTGGAAGGATAGTGTGGTTGGGTATGAAGCCAACGCTCTAAAGAACACCTATCACTTACGGCAGGACTTGCTCAAAGGCAAATACAGAATCAGTCCCTATCAGCACTTCACAGTCTATGAACCGAAGAAAAGGGAGATCGTAGCGACCCGCCTGAGAGACCGTCAGTTTCAAAAGGCTCTGTGTATGGCAGGTCTATACAATGACATGGTGGAGCATTTGATACACGACAACGGTGCGTGTCAGACGGGAAAGGGTACAGACTTCACCCTCGACCGCATGACCGCCCACCTGCGCAGGTATTACTTGGAGCATGGTACGGAAGGTTGGGTACTCAAATGCGACATTCGGAAGTTCTTCCCTTCAACCTCGCACGAAGTCGCAAAGAATGCGGTTCGTAAGCGTATTTCGGATGATAGAGCGGCACAGGCAGTTTGCAATGTGATTGATTCCTTCGAGGGCGATACAGGTATCGGACTCGGAAGTCAGATCAGTCAGTTGGTGGAATTGGCGGTGCTTGACGATCTCGACCATTACATCAAGGAACGGCTGAGAATCAAGCATTATCTGCGCTATATGGATGATTTTGTGCTGATACATCCTGACAAGTCTTATTTGCAGGAGTGCCGTAAGCGGATTGAGGAGAAGGTTCAGGCGTTGGGTTTGGAACTCAATAAGAAAACGACCCTCTACCCATTGAAGCAAGGTGTCCGCATGATGAATTGGCGGTTTGTCATTGCCGCCGATACAGGAAGAATCCTGCGGTACATGAACGGTAAGAAGCTCGGCAAACAGAGACGCAAGATGAAGAAACTCATGGTGAAAGAACGTGCGGGTTTGCTCGCAGAAGGAACGACACGCAATAGCTTCATCGCTTGGCGAGCGAATGCAAAGCGAGGGGACACCTTCTACCAACGGCAACGCATGGAACACTACTTTTATGATTTGAAAGGAAGGAAAGAACCATGATTCAAGTACCGATTGAACTGCGAGTAGCGCGTGCTCAGGCCGCAGGTCAGCACGCAGGTCAGGTTGCTACGCAGGGTGAACTCACCTCGTCCATCGCATTCGTGACCATGGCTGAAAACGGCATGATTGACGATGTGACTGCTACCGAGAACATCGACACTTTCTCCCCTTGGGTTGTGGGTGTCAAGGCTACCGTGGGTCAGCTTCGTACCTACGGTGGTGAAACCGAAGGTTCTGCCAAGAAGCTCTATCGTTGCGTTCAGGCGCATACCACTCAGGCTGATTGGACTCCTGACGTAAGCCCCTCCCTGTGGGTTGAGGTGGGAGACCCCTCTGTAGAATATCCCGCTTGGAGTCAGCCCGTGGGTGCTCATGATTCCTACGATAAGGGCGCGAAGACCTCCCACAATGATAAGAAGTGGGTCTCGGACGTTGATGGCAACGTGTGGGAGCCGGGTGTTTACGGCTGGACGGAGGTAGCAGATGAATGACGCACGAGCAGTTGACGGAAAAGTATGTCGAACTGGATGAGCGGGTCACTCGGCATACTGAACAGATCAAGACCGCTTTCAATCAGATCAACGACCTGAAATCCCTCGCAGAGAGCGTGAAAGACCTTGCTATGTCGGTTCAGCTTATGGCTCATGAGCAGAAGGACATTGGTAAAAAGGTCGATGGTCTTGCTACCGATCTGGAAGAAATCAAGGAAAAGCCGAGTAAGCGATGGGACACCGTAGTCACCGTTGCGATCACGGTCATCGTGACCGCTCTTGTGACTCTCGCCCTGACCAAGCTCGGACTGTAAGAAAAGGAGGTACTTACCATGAATACTGTGAAGAAGGACACCATCATTCGTACCATCGTGCTCATCGTGGCACTCATCAATCAGGCTCTTACCCTGAGCGGTAAGAATCCCCTGCCCATCGAGGATGAACAGGTCGTGGAAATCCTGTCCTACGCTTTCACCCTCGGCGCATCCCTGTGGGCTTGGTGGAAGAACAACTCCTTCACCAAGAACGCTATCAAGGCCGATGAAGTGCTCGCCCAGCTGAACGCTGAGAACAAGTAAAAATGATTTCGCCGCCGACAGCGTTGACCTCGGCGTTGTCGGCGGCTTTTATTGAACAAAGAAAGGGGTGATTATCATGTTCAAAGTTGCACAATTCATCGCATTCGTTCTTGCGATGGTAGGACAGAAGTATTGGTACGGAACGTGCGTTTACATCTGTACCAAGTCTCTGCTGAAAAGCAAGACCAAGCAGTACCCGACCCATTACGGCAGTAGCCGTACTTCCACCTACGAGAAGCACATCGCCGCCCGTCATATCTGCATGGACTGCATCGGCCTGATTAAAGGCTTCTTCTGGACAAACGGCGGCGAAGGTGTTCTCGAATACCTGAACGGCGGTGCTGAATACAAGAACAAGTATGGCTCGAATGGATGCCCTGACAAGGGTGCGAATGGTATGCTCTCTTGGCTGAAATCCAAAGGCTGTAAGAACGGTAAGATCGCTACCATGCCCGATGTTCCCGGTATACTGCTTTTCAAGTCGGGTCACGTTGGTGTCTATGTTGGTAATGGCTATGCCGTTGAAGCTCAGGGTTACGCCTATGGCGTTGTGAAGACCAAGGTCTCGAAGCGGCCTTGGACTGAGTGGGCTTATCTCCCTGCTTCCCTCATTGATTATGGTGATGCTTCCTCTGTGACCGATAATACTCCCGAAGTCACGCCCGAAGCCAAGCCTACCACTCGGAAGCTCGGTGACAGGACGCTCAAACGCACCTCTCCGATGATGACGGGTGAGGATGTGGTGGAACTGCAAACCCGCTTGAATGCCCTCGGCTTTGACTGCGGTAAGGTCGATGGTGAGTTCGGCAAGAATACCGAGAAGGGCGTGAAAGCGTTCCAGACCGCCGCGAAGATCGAGGTGGACGGGAAGTTCGGCAAGAAGTCCATGGCGGCTCTGACCGCTTATTCCAAGCCCCAGGACGAGCCTGAGAAGGTCGAACCCGAACAGCCTGAGATCACCACTCCTGATGAGACCGTGTACCCGATTCACGGCTTTATCCCTGATATTTCCGTGTATCAGGAAGCTATCGACATGGACAAGTTCTGCGCAGGTAATGACTTCGCCATTCTCCGTGCGCGAGTGAACGGCAAGGATGACACCAAGTTTGCGGGTTGGGCGGTCGAACTGAAAAAGCGTGGCTTCCCGTTCGCGGTGTATGATTATCTGAAACTCAAATCCGAAGCCGATGCAGTCGAACAGGCCGATGCCATGTACGCCGCCTGTGCTCCTTATGACCCGAAGGTATACTACCTCGATACCGAGGAGCTTGCCGATGGCATGACCTACGAGGTCGAACGCGAACTCATCAAGGTATATGTCAAGCGTCTGCGTGAGCACGGCGTAAAGGTGATCGGTCAGTACACGGGCGATTATCGTTGGCGTACCTCCTACCGTGAGATCGAATCCATCTTCGATACCCTGTGGATTGCCAGCTGGGGTGCGAACGAGGGAACGTACACGGGATGGGAGATCAAGAGTGCGGCTCTCACCGATAAGATTTATCTGCATCAGTACACGAGCAATGGCTACTCCAAGGTCGCGGGTGCGCCGGGTATCGACCACCGCATCGACCTGAACCGTCTGACGGGTGCTGTACCGCTGTCTTGGTTCACGGGTAGGAAGTACGCTGAGAATGCCGTACAGCCCACCTACGCGAGCTATGTGGTGCAGAGTGGCGATAGTCTGTGGAAGATTGCCAAGAATCTGCTCGGTGACGGTAGGCGGTGGACGGAAATCGCCGCTCTGAATGAAATCGAGAACACGATCATTCATACGGGCGAAGTCCTGAAAATCCCCGAATAACAAGAAAGAGGTCTCGGCTCATGCCGTGACCTCTATTTCTTTCACAAA